CAAGTACTTATCCCATTTAAGCAAATATCATATTCTGTCCCATCAAAACAGCATCCAATAGTAGGACTACATCCACCAATAGGAAACGGCGTACAACCACAATTACCAAACTCGTCTATAGGTAGACAGGTAGGACAACCTAAAGATTCACAAGTAGGTGTAGGACATTCTGCACAACAATTAAGTTCTGCACAAGTTTTAGCGGGAGGACAGGTTTCACAGCATCCTGCTGTTTTTCCTTCTGGGCATTCACATATAATAGTAGGTGTTGTTTTACAATCAACACAACCAACATATGTTTGATTTGTAGCACATCCACATTCTTTTGCTTCATTTTGGTAGTAAACACCATTACCATTACTACACGATTTTGGACATTTTGGTGGTCCAAGACCGCCTGGACAGTTACAATCAGTACCTACAAGAGCACTAAGTTGACTTACACAATTACAAATTTGTGGAGGTAATATGTCTAGACACTTACAAGGACATTGTTTGCAGTCTGGTGGTGGACATTCTGGACAGGCTGGACATTCTGGACAAGATGGACAGGGAGGGCAGTCTGCCCCTTCGTCAAAAGGGATTCCGTCTGTCGGCCAATCCTCACTTCCCCTGATGTACATTATCTTGTTACAAGCATCAATAAACATATCTCCTGCCTGTAAACCATCACAAGAAGTCAATCTATTGTTTTGATCACATCCAGTACAATCACAAGGACTGCTTAAATTTGAGCATATACTTGCTCCTTGACCGTTTTTAGGTGGTTGTATTCCACCACCTCCACCTTGATCTGTACCACAATTAGGGAAATCATTTAAAAAGTCTTGAACAACAGTGCCGTATTGTGTGTTTGCTAAATCTCCACCCGTTCTTGTTATATGTGACCATGCTCCAAGATTTATATCTGCACTGGATGCAAATATAGTATCTGTTGGCATAAAGGTTAATTTTACGCTACCAACAAGAACACTCAATCTATTATTTGAACCATAATTACTATTAGTCGATTGTGTAAGCAAAAGAAAGTCTTTATAAGACCAAGTAAAATTTCTATAAGTTATTCCGTTTGATTGATAACCATTTGCTACTATATTTTTTTGACTTGTGCTTGTGGATGAATCACCTAGAGATCCTGCAATAGTTCCTATTGGTGTACCTGCTCCAGGCGAAGTTGTCCATATAAATCCAGTCTCTCCTGGAGTTACTTGAGTAAAAGTATTACTTGTAGTAGTACCATAATACTCTACACCAGATAGAGAAATGACTACTCTTCCCTGCATGGAATCTAAACAACTAAGATCAATAGCACCACCACCCCCCTCTGGTGGTGCTGGTGGTTCGTTTACTGGTAAACAACCACAACGAATTACAGGAGGTCTACCCGCAGGTCCAGCAGATCCTGTTGGGCCTGCTGGACCAGTTTTTCCAGCAGGTCCTTCTGGACCTTGTGGGCCTGGTATACAACAGTCTCCATCATTATCGTTTGCATTTGTAACAACAGATCTTCCGCAATTACCATCAGCGCAAGACTCTATGGATTCGTTTTGAAATGTCTTTAGATCATAATTATCAGGCATGTCATCCTCTTCATATCAGACTGCTGGCATCGTAATCAACACCTTTATTACTTATGAAAGATTCAGGTGAACTTTGAGTAGGTTGACCACCCATGTCTGGTGCTGGTGGTGCTCCTCCTCCTGACATATCCTGACCTCCTTGTGAAGCCATTGCTGCTTGTTCTTGTGCTTGAACTTGAGCCATTTCTTCTGCCTTCTCTTGTTCAATCTGTGCATCAATTTCAGCAATATCTTCATCTGTCTGACGAAGAATGTTCTTACGAATCCAATAATCAGAGAAGAATTTACCAGAGTAATCTGATACTTCGCGCATTATAGCCATGCGATCTTTGTAAATTTCTGCTTGCTTGGATTCTGCAAAATATGAATCTGTTGCATAGTCCAGTTTCATTTTTTGACATACTTCAAACCAATCTTCCTCGTTCATAATCTGCTTACTTAAGCACTGAACCTTTAGGAAGTTAAAAATCAACTCTGCAAACTTTACACGAAGTCTGCTTATGAATTTTGAGTATTTTAGTTCGTCTCGGCTGATTTCAGAAGCACGACCCATGTTGAATCCATTGTCTCCCTGTAGACGAGACTCTGGAATATTCAATGAACGAAACAATTTCTTTTGAAAATACAGAACATCTGCCATTTCACCAAGATTCTGTCCGCCTGGTAATGTTTCTATTGATGTACCTCTTCCACCTTCTCTTCTTGGAAGCCAAAAATCTTCAAGCATACTCATATGCTTTTTATCGTCTCTAATTTCTCCAGAGTTTGCATCATACACTACCTTATTTCGATAGCGGTTCATAACTTCACGAAGATATTGTTCTGCTTTATTCTTTGGAAGAGAACCGACATCAATATAGAATATTCTACGCTCAGGTGCTCTAGACCAACGATAGATTACGGTGGCATCTTCCACCATACGAAGCATATTCAATGGTTTGATTGCTTTGTGTAAGAAACCAACTACTCTCTTTGTAGTGTGATCGTACATACCAGAATGAACATAATTGATAGAATCAGGTGCAATTTTTACACCTTGTTCAACTGTGTTGTAATTGATATTGTATGTACTCGGTGTAGTTCTATCAAAAGGCATGTACATATAGAATTCTTCCATATCGGTTGGAATTTCTAAGTTACCTACCTTTTCCTTTTCTTTAACTTGTTTGATTTTACGAATACGAAGAGGATCTACTACTCTATATTCTTTTGCACCCTTCTTCTTGTTTTCGTGAAGAATGATGTGATAATAAAGTCTTCCGTCGATATAGAATCGACGGAAGATATCGAATGCTTTTCTTTCAAAATCCAGCAAGTAAAGAACTTCATCAAAAGATTCTTGAATTCTAGTTTTTATGTTTTCAGAAACATTAACTTTATCAAGATTTAATTTAACTGTCTTTTCTCTTGCATCTATTGTGATGACTTCATTTGTTATGTCATCTACTGCCATTTCAACTTCTGCATGAAGAGACATTTCTCTATATTTACGAATCATGTCTGTCTCTGTACGAACAGTACCGTCGAGATCGACATAATACCCCTGTAGTCCCCCTCCTGCTTCGACGACTGTAGCGCCATCGTCAACAGGAGGAGGGACTATAGAGAAAGTATCTTCTTCGTTTGGTTTTCGCCCAAAGGTAAAACCAAACAGATTATCAAATAGACCCATAATATAAACTCATTTCTTCAATTATTTGAGTTCGAAGTATGAATATGCAAATGTCACTGTAAATTCTGAAACCGTGTCTACTTGATCGAAAGCAACATCAACTGAGGATACTTCTTTGGGGAAGATTGCGGAGAAGTCGTATGTTCTAACTACGCTTCCTGCTCTGTTGAGTTGTTCTACTTGAGCCTTGTATGTTCTAACGGCAGACCAAAGACCTGCACCAGAAGCAACATTGTTCAAGTGATCATTGAATTGACGATTCCAATCTTCGAATTGCTTACGAAGATCCATGTTTTCTGTGTTGATGACTGTGACTTGCCAATCTTCATAAGATCTGTCGCCAGGGGCCTTGATTGTACGACCCATGTATGGAACGGCAACTTCACCGATTGTAGATGCTGGTAGGGAGGAAGCCTTACCGAAGAATCTTAAATTTCCGAGATTACCGAAACCGTTAACAGAAACTCTGAAGAGTGTTGGCTTAGAACCACCGTCAAAGTTTTGAATAAAATTATTGATACCGAATTGAGACATTCTTTTGTTCCTTTTTAAAGACTATTTATGACTGAAGAACCAAAAACTTTGTATTAGACGGCTGGAGGTGCTCCAACTTCTTCAAAGTTTACACCAGATGGTGTTGCGATGAAGTTGAGTTGGATGAAGTTGATCGAGCGGTTTGGCTTGATGTAGATATCACCTACGAAGTTGTTGGAATCAATGACTTGTGGTGTGTTGTTTGTTTCATCACATACAACTCTGAAGTCAGTGATACCTCTTCTGCCTTGAACTTCTCTCAAATATGGCTCTACCAATTGTCTGAACTGAGCGCGAGTAAATTCATCGTTGAATTCGAAGAGCAGATATTTGGCTGCTGTTGCAATGGCCTTCTCAAGAACGATGAAGAGGCGACGGACATTGATGCGGTCGAATGCACTTGGTCTGGTGAGAAGAGTCTTATCACCGAAGATTACTGTACCTTCACCACCGAAAGAAACGATTGGATTTACATTCTTCTTGTAAAGTTCATCGCGGTCAGCCTTGCCTGGATTGTAGACAAGACGAACGGAGTTCTTGATTTGACCTCTGGTGAAACCAGCGGGAGAGAACCAAGGATCGTATTCGAAGTCTGTCTTGACGCAAGCACCTGCAAAATCGGCGCAAAGAGGAACATAGATGTAACGATCATTGTAGTAATCGTATTGCAACTTCCAACCACTATCCATTACTCCATAAGAAGAGGAGATGTTGAGTGCTTCTCTGTAAGCAAGAACATCAGTCAAACCAAGAGTAGAAATTGTCGTTAAAGTAGATGGTTGTGGAGAGACGAAAGCAACACAGTCTTTTCTAGATTCTGCTACTTCTATTACTCTCTTGGCGTTTACTGCCGCCATTGGTCCTGCAATCAAGAGAGAAACATCAACTTCCTGTCCACTCTCAAAGTAGGTGTAATATGCGGAAGAAATTGCGTCATCTTCTGCTGGTGTGGTGTCTGTAACACCACCTGTAAGTAGATATCCTATGATACGGTCATCGGTCCACAATCCATCTTGACTAATACTATTAATGAGATCAAATGATCCAGTTGTGTTTGTTGGGAGAAGTTCGTCACCCCAAGAAAAATCACCAGCAGTAGTTGTCACTGCTGTTGGATGCTTCAACCACCAAATATACTTGGATTTGTTGTTAATGACATCCTTGTAGTAGTTAGACTCACCATCAGCATTTCTTGCATTTCTAGCCTTAGACAAGAATCCGAATTTTTCAAGAACAGATCCAGCAACACCAGAGAATCTACCACCGGCATCAACTACTAGAATGTGGATTTCATCCTTTACATTGGCATTTCCTGTCAAGGTTTCTGCCCAGGGGGATGTACCAGGAACATCTTCGAAGTTGTCGATAAGATCGTAATAATTATCAGATGCTGTTGTATCTGTCATACTAGAAACAGATGCTGCTGTGTAGTCGAGAATATAGATCTTTAGACTGTTTCCTAGATCGCCAGCATATTTTGCAGCAAATTCGCCTTTACCTGTTGTGCTATCCACATTTGCATCATATGTGGCTCTATTGTAGATGGATGATAGACCACCACCTTCTACAGTGGCTGTCATATCACCACTACTTCTATATCTTACGAGTTTGAGATTATTTCCGTACTTTAGGAAATTTGAAGCAACAAACCAATAACGAGCGTATGTAGCATCGAATGCTGGTTTACCGAATCTTTCCAACAAATTGTTTTCGGAAGTAATTGTAACAACTTCTTCTGCTGGACCCCATTGGAATACACCAATAAAACCTGCGCTTGTTGTAGCAACAGCGGGTACGATAAGGGTCAAGTCTGTTTCTGTGAATGTAACGCCTGGACTCAATTGAAATGGCATTTGTTTTCTCCTTTGAATTCGCTATTCGAATTATACTAACTTTATGTATACTTTTATGTTTTTTAGTAAGTTTGCCAAACATTACCTTGCTGATCTGGTTCATCGTCAGAATTCAAACCATTTTCAATAAATCCAAAAGGCACAATTTCTTCTTCTAGTTGTTTCAGTTTCTCATCAAACAGTCTCTTACGAATGTCCATATTTGTGAGATCTTTGAAATAATTTTGAGTAGTCAACCAACCAAAAAGAACCAAACACATAACCAAGTCATCATTATGTCCAGTATCTGCTTCGTAGGATGCAGATTTGGCAACAAAACTTACTAATTCCTGTATTATGTATAAATCAGAAATAAGCAACTTATCGTCTTCTATCATGCTTTTTAGAATAGAACAGCCAATTCTTTTTATCGGTTTGGTTGTTCGCACACCTAATTGAGTCTGAGAAGAACCGAATCCACCGTCTAGAGTCTGTCCTTTGCGACCACGAAAACTAGACATAAGCATATTTTCGTACTCAAGTTCGTTGTACAGAATGTCAGCCACCTGTCCGCCAATATCGTTGATCTCCACCAGAACATATGCGTCGTTATACTTCTGTGCGATTGGGTAAATAGCATTAGGATAGATCATAGGAGATAGTTCGTTGTTCTTAAAAGTAGCAACAACTTTGTATGGTATTTCCGTTATGTCTATCACCGTAAATGCATGATAATCAAACCCTGCTCCTCTAGAGGTGTCTACCGACATAACATAGATGTGATCCTTATAGGGGTATTCATAAATGGACAGTCCTTGTTCATTTTTTGAAATAGGTGTCTTATACACCATACTCTTCAGTTTGGTAGCAGCAATCAAAGTATTGGTAGAACCAATAAAATCACACTCATACTCTACGCGAAACTGTTCAGCAGAAGTATTTGAAATTTGTTGTTTTTTCCAGTTCTGATCTCTGCCTGGAAGATCAGACCAGTGTACCGATATAGGAACAAATGAATTTCTTTTCTCTTCCGCATCCGTCCAGATCTTGTAGTACATATTAAGACCATTTGGAGTAGAGAATATAAGAACCTTAGTATCGCTACCAGAGGAGATAGTGGGGTAGGCAGAAGCATAGAAGTCATCTGCAATATTTGGGGGTACATACGCAAACTCGTCTAGAAAGATCAAGTTGAACGAACCACCACGAATAGCCGAAGAAGATGTCGCGGATGCTTTTACTTTTGATTTATTCTCTAGAACGATTGATCCTTTATTCCACTCCAAAACACCCTGCTGTAGCCATTTTGGCAAATATTCATATGCCACTTTTAGTTTACCTAATAGTTCACGAGCAATTTCCTGCTTGTGGGCAAGAATGGCAACATTCACCTCTGGATTAAAAAGAATGTAGTGAAGAATATAAGAAACTACAGTTGTCGATTTACCAGACTGACGGGGCAGTTTAGCAATCGTGAAACGATTGTTATGAATCGTATTAACCATGTTTTCTTGGAATTTGTACATATCAAAATTCACCAAACCTTTGTCCAGATTGATGATTTTTATGTACTTACGGATAAAATATACAGGATCGTTTGCACACTTAATGTACTCTTCGATCTGTTCTGGAGTAAAACTTACCTTTACTCCAGCAGCCTTTAAATTATCATTTCCAAGATATGATGTATTATTATTCATTCTTCAAACTTAGTTTCGTCTATTTCCTTGACTTTGCCCTTGATTAATTTTTGAAGTTCAGATGTACTTCCAACAAACAAAGAATTGTTTGTTACATTTGTGGTGTTGTTGTTCACCTCTGTCTTTTTAATTTCTTTAATCTGTTTGTGTAAGGATAAAAGATCTTTGTTAGCATCAGCAACACTCTTGATCAATGTTGCTACTACTTCGTATGCTCTTGGAGATTGTGTTTCAGAAGCAACTAACATTATTCCGTCTATTGCTTCTGTTCCTCTTCTTACTATGTCTTTTAGATTCTCTCTAACTGTAGTGTAATCTTTATCTACATCTTCTTTATTGACTACTACTTCCTTTACAGGAAGAATGTCACCTACAGAAGAAGGCACTTGTTTGCTTACTTCAAGATCAAATATCTGTTCCATTTTATTTTCAAAATCATTATTCATTTTAAATTGTCGCTTGTATTCTATTTATGTAAATTTTACCAGTTGAAGTTCCGTATGAAGAACCAAATCTCAGAATAATTTTTGTTATATTCCTTAGATCTAGATCAATATTATTTTGTTTTAGTTGCTTTATATTGAATTTAACGGGAAATGCACAAATATATTCGTGACTGTCTGTTTGTGGAGAAGTTGTAGTTGTTTTAGATGGAATTCCTATACTCATCATGCTACTGCTGATAATAGACGAATTATCTAATGAATCTACTAATTCTAAACAAAAATGAAAATTTTCGGTATTAGTATTCAGTGGATCATCCATCATACAACAATGTACTTCAATGTAATTTGAATTGTTTAAATTAAAAGAACTTCTTTCAAATTGAAGATAAGAATCTTGTGTAATCGTCAATACACAAGCACCATCACTGCTACCAGAACAACTTCTAGAAACAATTCCTCTAAAAATATCAGAAACAGAAGGCAGATCTCTTGCATCTTGAGTTTGTAAGAAAAAAGTTAAATTACCAAATGATCTTTCTGGATTTACATTGTTAAATTTGTCTACAACCAGTGTAACATCGGAAAATGGTACATGATCTAAACTATAAGAAAAATCTCTTATTTTTTGTTGATTGGGTGAAATAGAGTGTGTGTTTGTGATTTTCAAATAATTTTTGGTTTTCTGTTTCAGACATAAACTTAAAAAATTTACAAGATCCGAAGAAACAAAACCTAAATTATTTGCTCTTGAGTTGTATGTGTAAAAATATCGAGTATCCATGTTATATGCACTAGGAATGTTGATATAGTTTTTAAAATTGTGATCAATAATTGATCCACCATGTTGTGAATTTTTTATGAATATAATCCTTTTAGGTACTTCATTTTCTAAGGTAACAGAATTCAATCCATAATTTACAAACCAAGTTGGCATCAATGATTTAGTAACTTCATCTCTATCAGAATTTAGTAGAAGTATTGGTATATTTTTAGGAAGATTAAAACTGGTATTTGGTATATTAGAATTTAAACACAAATAATCTGTACCTGTGCCTAGAGAAGTTATACTGTCCAGAGCACCATTGATAATAACTAGACACATTATACTGTTGATATCAATACCAGCAGAAGGATTAACACCCACTTCAGCACAAGCAGATTTTACCTTTTCTCCTCCTTGACTGTGACCCATCAATGTTATTTTGTCAAAATTTAATTTATTTTGAAATTTACCATTTTTTATTTTACCAATATTGTTTTTAAAATGTCGCAATTTACCTAAAATATGATAATTACCGTCTCCCATAGTTCCAGCACTATTGGTAGGAGTTTTTGTATATGTTTCTTGAAATAGATAGCAAACAAAATATCCATAAGATGCTAATTTAGATGCATATACATCATATCCCCAGTGTTCTTGACCAACTCCACGCTGTATACAAACCATAGGCATCAAATATGAATTATCCAATGCTTCTTTTGGATAAAAAACTCTTATACTTTCAAATCCAAAAAGACTAAGACAAGTTTGGTAAGAATTTATTCTTTCTTGATTTGTAAATTCTTGTGGATTCAACATATCCACACTTTCAAACTGAACACTATATGGTCCAGATTGTTTTGTATCTAAAACTATCTTCACATTATTGACAATATCACCATTTTTTAAAAACTCATCCACATCATTTGTTGTTGAAATTCTAAAAATTACTTTGTACTCTTTACAAAGAGATAGTATCTCTTCGTGACTCATGCTATCACACATATCGTCGTGAATAAAAAAAGAATCAGTTATATCACTATTGACATAATCATTCAAAACATTAATTTTGTATGTTTTTATTGAAATTAATGTTTCAAAAATATCGTTGTTTATCTGATCACAAACGAACACAATTAAATTCATTTTTGTGTTTATAGAAGGCAATCCTAATTGATTTCTTTTTTGATTTAAAAACAAGATATTTGAACAAAAATAAAAATCAGTAGAAGTATCAACAGAATCTGTTAACAAAAATGGTGAAGTATTGCTCAGATTTGTATTTTTTGTTTTAAAACCAAAACATAGATCATTGATAGTGATTGCCATTAAAGCACCATACTTTCTTCTATAACTCCAGATGTTCTATTCAATTTATAGATTTTATCATCCATAGAAAAATATTCACTGGTGCTTGTATAGCAAAAATCATAGTCCTTTATTGTGTCTATTTGGTTTATGTATTTTATAGATTTACAAACATCAGAATGAATTTTAAATATCAAAGTATTAGACTCAAAATTTAAAAACAAATAATCGTTAGAACATAAACAATTTTTAAAAGATTGATTCAAAACAGAAGGAGATATTGCAAAAGAAAATTCAGAATCAACGCACTGTGTGGGATTTTGTAAAAATGGTTTATTGTAAGAAACTCTACTATCCACAAATACTTGACCAGTTGAAGGATCGGAGAACATATTCTGAATTTGTTGTTTTGTTAAAAATGTATTTTCTAAATCACTTGTTTTACCTGTCTCGTATAGTATTTTTACCAATCCAACGCTAGGATCATCTGGTAAATTAGAATAACCAGAACCATTGTAACTATGATCAAAGTAAGCAAAAGTGTTCAGATTGTCTGATGATTTTATAGGATAGCGATGAATTCTTATGTTTTTTATTCCATTATTTAAAAACACCGAAATGTTAAAAACATAAAAGTCATTGACGCATACTTTATTGTCAATCATTAATTGCTCATTGTATAAAAGTTGCTCATAAGCAGAAAAATCAAATATTGATTCTTGTGAATAAAAATTAGTCAAATCATATACTGTATGTTTTTTATTAAAATTATCTAAATATGCTTGATCACCAAACAGATCAATGCTAGTTATGTCTGAGATATGCATATTTGCTCCTATAGGAACACTGGAATAAATGCTATTGTCTATTATTTCTGTATCATCTATGGTTTTAATTATGTTGAAAATGTTGCAGGAGGGATGATTTATTAATTTATATGTAGAATTGTTGTAAAAAGAATCAATTCTTATAAATTGCAAAAAACCTGTGCCTGGAGAATAAAGATTGCTTACTCTTAAATATTCTGGTTGTCTTGTATTTGTTGATATTGAATTTTTAATAGAATATCTGGGAGAGTTGTAATTAAACAATCTTGATTTATATGCAAGTTGATCTTCTTTTAGTGCAAGAGCGCAATGAGAAAAATTACCATTCTTGCAGTAAATATCGGAAAATCTATAAACACCATTAAATTGATAAGCATTTGGTTCTAGAGAAGGATAATCATAAAGAATGTTGAAAGGAAAAGATTGAGGAAAAGGACAACCATTATCCACAAAAGGAGAAAATGCAGTTTTTGAATGTATTTTTTTAAATTTTTGTGGTTGTTTACTTTTATAGTTTCTTTTATAGAAATGAATTAAACTAGAACAATCATTAGCAGTAATTCTCCCGTCATATTCATTTGGTTCTCTTCTCAAATATTTTGTAGAAATTGCTAGTCCTTTAAAATCAGAATCAATTGCTATTAAAGAACCAAAATTTACTTGTTCATCTGTTATTGTTTGAAGAAGAGTTCCATTTACTGCATCAAAAAAATAAACTGTGCTTGTGCTCGGTACACTTAATAGTAAATATTTTCCATCATTTGATATAAAACAATTTTCAGATGATTTAGCACTAAAAGCAGTATTTGTGATATTAATGTTGTGTAAATATGTTTTAGTTTTTTGTTCTAAGTTTATAGAATAAATGTTAATGCTTTTAGTACCATTGTTTAATTTATTGAAAAATGCTATCTTACTCCCATTATCGGAAAAATAAGACATGGTATCTAAAGATACTTCTTCAACTAAATCAGAACCATTTATACTTGAATAGTTTGTTCTTTTTAATCTATCTAATTGCAACAAAGACTCTGTATATTTTACAGAATCTACAATCACTTTTTTCCAAAAAAAACTTCCCTCATTTATATTTACATTTCTCTGAAATGATGATATGTTTCTTTTATCAAATGTCATACTAATTTTCCTGAATAATAATAGTTACTGAATAATCTGATGATGGTGATATTTGATTTGGATCATCATTTTGAACAATTTTATTGTTGTTTGTATCCAGTAGATAATCACCATTGGTGTCTTGTTCGTAAAGAATTGGTGATACTGTTATTTGTGCTCTTTTAAATGCCATATATTACTCCATATCAAACAGATTTAAATCTGCTGTTTTTATGACATTACCAGACTTTACTGGACCGTATATCATCATTTTTGCTGTAAATGTCAAATCCCAAGTAATAAACCTTGTGTTTTCTTCAACCAAAGAACCATCTGCTTTTTCTTCTGTGGTTATGGAAGACAAGACTATGGGTATGTCTAATTTTTCGTTTTCATCTCCCAAAACTCCAGGTTTTATTGTTATGGTAAATTCTGGTGTAAAATATGGAAGTATTTGTTCTACTATCTGTAAACCATCATCCATGTTTCTAACATAACAAGATAAAGTAAAATCTAAATTGTAAGGAACATTACTATGATGAAAAGAAAACTCTACATCGTCGTTAGTCGTTATTGTTTCCTTTACTCTTTTGTGTATACTGTTCTTTTTTCTTTCTGGATCATATTGCATGTTTGAAATGTAGAAAGACATTCTAGGAAGAGTTATTTGTGTTGCTTGGTTTCTTAAATCTGCAAAACTTTGCTCAAGTTTTTGAATGAATTTTTCTTTAGGTGAATAAACAAGAGGAACTTTTATTTTTTGAGTTTGATTTCCTGCTGTTCTAACAATATACAGATTATTAAACAGAGTACCGAAAGATACAACTGCTTTCTTTATTAAACCGTGATAGAATGTGGTAAACATCAGTAATTACCCTCCGAGAAAGGATCCACTTCTGTAAAGTCCACTATTGATGTAGCGTCTGTCTGTAACTGTGTATTATCGCTTGGATTCTTTGCATCTCTGATAAAATCAATATCTCCATCACCGTCTTCATCTACACTCTGAACTATATTATCTTCTATTTCATCAATATCGCTATCACCTGTGTCGATTCGTTCCATAGAATACTTAAAGAGTTCGCATTCTAGTTTATAGGTGTAGAGTTTTCCACCTTGAAAAAATATCTGTTTGTTGTCAACATACTTAATTTCAAACAATCCTTTGGACAAAGGAAAATAGATAAGATCTCCCATAGCAGGAGCATCTAGATCTATAGGTCTATCTGGTAATTCTGGTAATTTGCCTGCTTCTTGTTCAAATCTCTTTTTTGAAACAGTTAATGTCATGTTATCCATGATCTCTATTCCAAACTTGGAGATAACTTCATTGTCTCCTTGAAACCCATTGAATGTATCGAGATACATTTCTATGGGAAAAGATATGTTAAAACTTGACATGGGATCTTCACCAGAGATAGTATCCAATTTTTCAGAATATCTTC